TGCGCTAAACCAAACCATGTTAGTACGCTTTTGAGTTTCTTTTCTTTTCTGCTAACATTCTTTTCTGACCGCCAACCGGCATTTCAGGTTTTCCTGTAGCAATATAGTTAAAAGCTTGGTCAGCAGTTGTTTTTGATCTAGGGTCTACCTCAACCTGCTGTTCTGCAACTTTAACTTCTTGTATTTTATCTAGTTTTTGCATTTTTTGCTCCTTTTTATTAATTATCGTCTATCATAACTTGCGCTTGTTGTACACCTTGCTTTGCAAGGCTAACTCCCGCACGTAATTTAGCTAAATCTTCGTTTTGTTCAAGCTTATCTTCTGCAATATCGCCTTGTTGCATTAATCTTGACTTAGCAATGTCTATTTGTGCCTTATCGTATTCTTTTTTACGCTCATTTTCCATTGCACGAAGGTCAACTTCTCTAGATTTTAGTTTTAAAAGAGGATCAGAGTCAAATTGTGATGTAATTTTCTTCTCTTCGTTCATAAATTCCTCTGTCATTTCTGCAATCAACACTGCTTTTCTTGATTCAATAGCATTTGTTGCTTGTTGTAGCTGTTGTGCAGCTGCAGGATCTGTTGCTGCTAGTTGTTGTAGCTGCATCATCTGTTGCATTTGTTCTCTAAACTCTAATTGTACTTGTTCTTGCGCCATAATTGATATGTGTTCAAGAATATTTTTTTGTATTGAAGCCATAACCATAGGATTATTTCTAACCATGTTAGTTGACATGAAATTTAAGTGAGCAGTAATGTGTGCTCTGTGATCTTGACCAGGGAAAGCTTGAAAAGGTTTACCAGCTAGTGCATTTATGTGCTCCATGCTTGGGTCCATCGGTGCATTTGGTGCTGGTGGTGGTAAAACTGCGTCTACATTTTTTACACCGATTGCTTCATACATGTTTCTGTACACTTGATACAGGTTGTGTATTTGTGGTTGTGATGTTGCAAGTTGTAATTGTGTTTGTGCAAGTGTAATTCTTTGCGACATAGAAAATATATTTGGATCTGCAACAGGTATTACATCTACTCTTTGATCAAAGTCTGTTTGTTTAATATTTCTTTGTCCACCTACAACGTCATACGGATATTCTGGTGGTAAGTATTGTGATACAACTTTAGATAAAATTCTAAACTCATCTTTCATGGCTGCATAACATCTTTTGTGTATTGCAGACATAACTCTTGAACCTCTTTCAAGAAGAGCAATTGTAGTTCCTACCGCTGCATTTTGTTTTGTGTCACCAACTTGCATGTCGGCTATTGCTGCAAATCTTTGACCTGCTTGTACAACAACTCCTAATAATTGTAATAGTGTTGGTGATGGTTCTTTGTAGGGTAATGGAAAGAAAGCATCTCTTAAATTACCACCGGGTGCATCTACATCTTTAAACTCACCTGGTTGTATTGGTGATGCTTCATCTCTAACTCTAACGCCTCTTTGCTTAAAACCTGCAGGTAGGTTTGCTAATGTTCCTGCATCTAGTAATTGACGGAGAGCCGTAGTTGCCGTACGACTCAATCCGCCAATCATGTGAATGAGTCCAAAGCCATAAAATCCTAGTCCTGGCAGAAATTTGAAGTGGACAAAATATTGGATCTTATTTTTCTTTAGATCATCGGGCGCATAATTCCTTCTAATAGAAAGAATTAATCGGCTACCTTCGTCAACAGTTACGATGTAAGGTAATTTTATTCCAGTAGGTCCTTCAGAGTTTGTATCTTCAAAACCTTCTAAATCTAAGTTAACGTGACACTCCAACAAAGTATACATAGACTCTTGTCTACCTGTTTTCTTAGTGCCATCTAGTTCTCTTTCTTTTTTTTCTAAATCATTTTTTTCAACATTATCAGGTGGGCCTAAATCTATATCTCTGTAGAAACCAGATACTTGTTGTTTTCTTAATTCGTTTTCTGACATCTTAACTGTATGTATTATAGATTCAGCATCATCTAAACTTGTTGCAGTATATGGAACTACTAATTCATCTGCAGGTACAAATTTTGATACAGCTCTACCTAGTGGTACATCATAGTAAACTTTTTTAAATGTAGATCCTGCAAGTGGTAAATGAAATAACATTGAGTCAAACTCTTCTTCGTATTCTTTCATCTGATCCATAACAAGATAGTTCATAAAATCTTTAACACGTTGTGCTTGTTGTTCTGTTTGTGGATTCTTAGCGCCTATAACTTGTGTTCTGACTGGTCCATCACTTGGTAACAATTCTTTGTAAGCTTGTGCTTGAAACTGTGTTACTGCTTCTGCAAGAACTGGGTGCGTTGCACCACTTGCTCCTTGAAAAGGTTCTGTTCTGTTTTCATATTTAAATCCTAGAAGATCAAGACCTGCTTTGTAAGATTGCTCCCAATCTTTTCTTGATGCTTTGTAGTCAGAATAATTTTGCACCATTTCATTTCCAATAGGATCTAAAATATCGTCTGGTAAAATATCTGCTAAATTATCAAAGTGAGATTCTGTGCCCGGTATGTTTATAGCTCCCGGTTCAAAGTCTATCGTTGCGCCGCCGTCTTCTTCTGGTATGACCTCTACAGGTCCTTTTTCTTCTTCTGGTTCCTGAACCGAAACTTCTTCTGCTATCTCTTCTTCTGAAGGGATATCAATTTTAGTTCTAGTGTTCGGGAGTCCTTTATCAATATCTGCCATTTATACTCCTATATGTTAATACCACGTTTTAATAATGATGACAACCCTCCTGAGTTGGGTCCTCTTTGTGGTGGTGGACCTGATGAATCGCCTGCTAATTTAGCAATACCACCGCCTGCAGCTTGAAAAGGATTTATACCTGGCATTGGTAAATTAGATTTTCTTTCAAACTCAGCCGCTCTTTGATCTCTTAATGTTTGAAGATAAGCATCAGCCTCAGTATCTATTCTTTGTAATTCTTCAGACAATGCAGGTAAAGCAGTTGGCATATCCATGTAATCTGTAATACCGGTGGGGGTCTTTGCAGCAATGTATCTATTAAGAGTTTCTGTTCCGTATTTATCTTCTATAAATTTTCTTTTGTCCCTCTCTCTAAAAATACCACCAGCCATAACAACATCAGCAAAAGCCTCAGGAACAGATGATCCTGATTTTAAATCACTTAAAATAAAACCACCCTCTATAGGAAGGGTTAAAGGCGCTAACGCTTTTAATGCAAGTCTACCTGTAGCTTTAGCTCCTTGTATAATTGGTTTTCTAAACTTGTAAGCACCAGCTGCTGCTGTGCCACTTGCAATTTTTTCTCCGGTTGTAAGTTCTGTTGCTTCTGTGCCATCGGCTGCTTGCGCTGGAGCAGAAAGCTCTTTTATACCTAAATATCCCGCTGCAAAAGGTAGTCCAAATTTTCCAGATTTTTGTATAAATTTATTTACAGCCGCATCATACTTTGCAACATCTACTTTTGGTAGTTTAGCTAAATTTTTTAATTCTTTTAAATTAATTCCTAGTCTTTGAATTCTTGGATCATTAGAAATATTTTTTACAAATTCTCTAAAAGCATTTTGTCTTTCAGCTCCTTTTCTAACCTCTGGCAGTAAAGCCTCATCTCCTATTCTTGCTGCTTGTGCAGATATAATATTACCTGCTTTTGATATCTTACCTATACTTATTCCTAAATCATTAGCTATGGATTGAGCATCCGCGTATAAACTTAAAGCTTTTTTATCACCTGGTTGTTTTTTTAAGGTGTTAGATATTTCAATTAGTTTATTATCTAGATTTGATTTAAAATTATTTACCCTCTCTGGTATAGGTGTTACTTTAATTAATTCGTTGGGGTCCGCCCCTTCTTTTGCTTTGTTTATAAAATCATAAGATAGAGGGTGATCTAATTGTAAATTAACACCTATTTTTTTAAGTTCGGAATTTAATTTTTTAAATTTACTAATTTTTTTTAAAGCTGTATTTAATTTTTTAGGTTGATTTTTATACGCCTCTGAAACTAAATCTTCTATTTGTCTTGTATATAAATCTTTATAACCAGGGACTGCTCTAACTTTTTCTTTTAAAACATTTAACTCTTTAATTGAAAAATCTTTGTAAACAGAACTTGGTTGATCAATACCCGCAGACCTGTTTCTCATCGCCTCCAATATTCTTAAATACATATTACTTAATAATGTTTCTGCATTTTTTACACGTTGTGCACCACCCACTAATTTTTGAAGTTCTTTTATAGATGGTTTTTCAGTTTTGTTTAAATAGTCAATGGCTATTTGATGTGCGTCAAAAACAGTATCTTGCATGCCTTTCAACTTACCAGTTTTTTTATATTTTTTTAAATAGGTAGGATCTACTTTTGCACCAACTTTTACTTCTCCAACAGTTGGATTTCTATTATTTTCTTTTATAAAATTATCTATGAAATTTTGTGCTCTTATAATTGTTTTTTCAGCTTGATTGTATGGTTTTAATTTTAAAGGTGCTAAACTTTTATCTTTTTGAATTACTTTATAAATTGTAGAAGTTGCAATAGTCCCGTCTCTTTTATCTATAAAACTTTTTGAAGAATCTGGAAATTTTTTTATTATATCTCTTGCAAGAGCCTCAGCGTCAAATCTACCTCCTTTGGGAAGTTTCCCTAAGACTTCTCTTATGTAAGAGCTTGGTCCTGTTTTTGCTATTGGCCTGCCTCCTTTGCTAACTGATCCTGCTTCTTCAAAAGGTATTCGTCCACCATCAGCCATGCTAGGTGGGTTGTCTCTCATAAATCTATTAATTGCTTCTCTGTCTACAACTTCTTTTTTTGGTTCTGGTTGAGGTATTTTATCTGCTGTGGTTACTACGTTGTCGTCAAATAAGTCTGTAAGTTCTATAATCTTATCTACTAGGTCCATGCTACTCTCCTAGCATTCTTGCAATACCACCACTTGCTTTTTTAATTGATGGTGCTTCTTTAGAAAGTTGTTCTATTATTTCTTGTTCTAATTCTTCTTTTGATATACTGCCATCCATGACTGTCTCTTCAGACACACCAGACTCAACATCTTTCAATTTACCATCTTCATCTGGACGAGCTGTGTATTCATCGTATTCATCTACAACTTTTTTACCACCTGTTGTTTCATCTGCTTGACCTGGTTTAAAAGACATGTATTCTTCAGAAACTAATCCTTCTTGATCATCAAATACACCATACTGTTTTTTTTCAATTTCTATTTGTCCTGTATCATTATCAACCTGCATTTCGTAATCTTTATATTTATAGGTTTCTGTTCTTTCTTTTGGACCATCAAATTTTTTTCCTAATGCTCTAATTCTATTTACAAGGTTAAAGAAATACGGTGGAGCACCGCTTGCAACTTCTGCAGCTTTCTCTACTACAGGTGCTGCAACTTCTGCACCTTTAAAAAATTTACCAAAAACAGGTATCGTTGTAAGACCTCCCATAATTTTCATAAACGTTCTTCTGTCCATACCTTTTTTTAAACCAATACGACCACCGTCAGCGTTCAAATCTCTTTTCTTCTTACCACCAGTTTCCATATTTTTTAATATGTTTTCTAATTCTAAAATTCCTTCGTCTGTTAGTTTTGGTGTATCTGTAAATTTACCAGCCATATTCCTTGCTAGTTTTGACATAGTTGTAGCCATTTCTTCAGCCATTTCTCTATCTACACCTTTTTTAATCATGTCTTCTATCATTTCATTTTTAAATTTAATTTGACTAGCATCCGCTTTTTTTATATTTTTGGCTGCACTTAACATGTCTTTTACTAGTTGAACTCTGTCTTCACCCATCTTACTTTGAAAATTTTTAATCATATCACTTGCTAAAATACCTTCTTTATTAACTTTTCCTTGAAGTCTAGGATCTTCCAACGATACATTTAATGATTTTGGGTTTACCATTTTTAAAACTTCAGAGGGGTTTTTAACTTTATCACTTTGCTTGCTCATAAAATTTAACATCTCTCTTAATGCTGCAAGACCTTTTGGGAGTTTGCTGCCCATAAAAAAACCAACTCTTCCACCTATTGCAAAATCTTCGTCCATCATGTCGTCTATTTTATTTCTAAAATCTTCTTCTGTACCTTTAAACTTACCTTTTTTAACTGCATCATTATAAGCTTTGGTAACTTCATCTGCAGCACCTTCATCAAAATTTATATCTGTTTCTCTAGGTTTTATATTTCTTTCAAAGATATGATCTTCTGTGTCTTGTAATATTTTTTTAGCATCTTTTTGTGATAAATTTTTATATGGACCTTCACGTTTAATAACTCTATTTGCTTCTTTCATAGCATCGATGGGTTCCATTGCTAACATTTTTTCTACAGTAGTTGCTACACCTGAGTCTATTCTTTGTTGTACTTCTTGTACTTCTTTGGCTATTCCTTTTCTAATGTCATCTTTACCTTCTGCATCTCTTTCAAAAAATTTTCTGTTTATTTTTTTACCTTGTTGTGTGCCACCTACGATAGGTATATTAGGATCTAATTTTTCTCCTTGTAAATTAAACACTTCACCTTTTTTACCAAATAAGGCTTCGGTGATACCTTTGCCTTCTGGTGAATCTGCAGCAACAGCTCTAGGTTTGTTTAATTGATTAATTATGTTATCGACTTGATCTACGTTTTTAATTGCATTTGGATCAACACCGTTTCGCATTAATCTCTCTGCAGTAATACCTGTGTTTAAATCTACAAAATCTTTTTTAGGTAAAGTTGTTAAAACACCTTTTGGTTGTTGTTTAAGAGCAGTTTTTATTACCCATTCTTTAATAAAATCTATTCCTGTTTTTACAGTTTTAATCTTTGACATTAATAATATACTCTTCTAGGTTTCTCTGCCTTTTCGTCTACGTAATCTTCAGGGTGACCGATTAGACCGCCCTGTCTGAATCGCATAATTGCTTGTGTCGTAGAGTCCACAAGGTCGTCATGATCGCCATAGGGGAAAGCCGCACATTCCTCAATGACCTCCTCGGCAAATTTTTGCTCAGGAGCCCATATCATACCAGATTCGAACAAAGGTGCAACCGCATTTACACGGGCGTGCTTGTCGTTGCCTTTTGACGGAGTAAAATTAACAACCGGTATATCCATGTTCCGTAGTTCGTATGTTAGTGGCAAACCACTAGCTTTTGCCTCAACTATAACCGATTCAGGCATCCAATACTTATACTGCTCTAATGCAAGACGTCTTAGTTCAGGAAACTCGTATCTACCTTTTATGGCATCGAGTAATATTAAATTAGCACCTGAGTCTTCGTTAGGATAGAATATACCCCATGTAGTAATAGCAGAGTAATCTGCAGTTTCTTTTTTTAAAAATGCTGTATCGTAAGATTGTATGACATGATGTAGTTCTGGTATATCTTCATGAGTATACTTTCTCCACCACTCACGTTTTAATATTGCACCTTCCTCACTAGTTGGTGACTGCATCCATTGTGCATTCCATTTAGCAACAGGTAGTGTTGCTTGTACTTTCTCTAACTCATCGAGTTTCCAATACTCTGGCCATACAGGCTTGGGCTTTGTTCCATGGTCCATGATTGCCGGAAATTCGACCACGTGCCATTGATCAGCTTTAGCCTCACTTTGATTTTTAATTAACATACCTGTTAAATCTTTTTGCGACCAACGCGTCATAACCAAAACTATTTTACCACCAGGTTGTAAACGCTGACGGGGACCTGATGTGTACCACTCGTAAGCTGACTCTAATGCAGTCTTGGACATTGCATCTTGCTCCGAGTGTGGGTCGTCAATTATTAATAGGTCAGCACCCCGACCGGTGATGGCACCGCCTACTCCAGCTGCAAAGTATTCTCCGCCTTGTGCTGTTTCCCACCTACCAGCGGCTTTGCTATCCTCTTGTAAAGTTGTTTTAAAAATTTTTGCATAGTCTTCACTATCAATTAAATTTTTTGCTTTACGACCAAATCTTATTGCGAGTTCTCCTGTGTGCGTTGCTTGAATGATCTTGAGCTTTGGCTCACGGCCCACCATCCAAGCCGGAAGTAAGTATGAGGCAAACTCCGACTTAGTATGTCTTGGGGGCATATTAACTATCAAACGATTTATTTCGCCCGAGGCTAATTTATTAAATTTATCTGCAATGTGTCTGTGGTGGGACCCCTCTACAAAATCGGGCCACACACATTTGACAAAACTTAGAAAGTCATTCTTAGCTTTGTTCTGTATCTTTTTTTCAGCGTGTAATACTTGAAGTTGTTTAAAAGTTTTTCTAACGTCTGCAGGTAGTTTACTTATGTCTATATTATTTAAATTCATAAAAATTTTTTAAAAAATTTTTTTCGCACTCTAAAGTGTTAAATATGTTTTTACCAGGGATAACTGTCTAAATCAAGCAATACAACCTAGAGTAGTGGGACCCCTTTGTACAAAAAGGGTGTATAGGGGGAAAAGAAAAATGGTTTATCGGAAATGGTTTGGGACCCCTGGCCCGTTAGGGCCAGGGTAGAAAGGTTACGCTGCCCAACGTTTAAGCGCGTTAGCCTTGATCAAGATTGCAGGGCCAACAACAAAGTCATCATACCCAAAAGCATATTTATCTTTTGTAAAAGTAGAACGCCAAAGAGTTGTAGCCTCTGGGTTAAGGGGCAAACCTTTTAGCTTGCCCTCTTCGTTTATTATTAAATAGTCGCCGTTAGGAAATGTAATTCCCTCAACGTAACCACCAACAAATTCTTGAGCCGACTCAAGAGTTGGCTCATCTTTAGAGTCGCTAACGATCTTAAACTCGTTAGCGTCTGTATTTACTTTTTCTTTTATTTTCATATTTTTCCTTTCTAGGATTATCCTACAGCACTTTGGTCTTGATTGTCAACCTCTTTTATAACTTTTTGTTTATAAGGATTGCCACGCCAATCGGTCCTAGTTTCAATCTCAACTTCAATAGGTGTTTCAAGGCACTCGGTCCTCGGCGCAATGGCTATTATTTGTTCAATGTATTGTGTAGCAAATTCGTTATAACAATGATTACTACAGAAAAATCTAAAGAAATGATTTTTATTCCATTGATTTATTTTAATCTTACGAGTTCTTAAAACCTTTGAGCCCTTGACACCTCGCACTCTGTCAACAGTATGTTGTTTGTGGCACTCAGGTCCATGACACCAATTAAAGTCGCTCATACTACCCCCAACATTACGATTATTCCAAAAAAGAAAAGACAGCTGTAAAATTCAAATCTTGTCATTAATGCCTCACTTTCCATGCAGTAGTTGCAGTTCTATATCCGTGAGCATCTAAGTCATAATAGACATAGTAAGGAACACCTTTTTTAGATGTACCATAACGAGATTTTTCGTCATGCTTTCCTTGTCTTGTAATGTGCTTTTTATCCTTGTTAGAATAATAAGTTATGTAGAATGTTTTTATCATTTTATACCTTTCTGTTATACTAGGGACTTTATAGGAAAGTCCCTAGATGTCAACCCATAAAATAAATTAATTTACAGATTGTTGTTGTGCTTTGAAATAAGCGATTTTTTCTTCTCTAGTCATTTCAACCTTATCTTCCAAAAGACTAGCCAAGTTTTCTGGACTATAAACAGATAGAGCCATTGAAGAACTTGCGTCTAAAATACTTTCATTTAAAGCAATTCCAAGTTTATCTGCAAGGGCTTTTGCTTGATCGAAGTATCTGTAAGATTTAAGACCTAATCTTAATTTCTTCATCTTCTCATCTGTATAGTTAAAAATCTTCTCATGTGTTCTTACTAAATCTTCTTGACTTTTTCTGAACATTTTAAAGATTTCAAAAGTTGTACTATCAGTTGTGAATTGTCTAGTATGACAATATTTTGAACCAACAACCCAGATTTTATAATCATCATCATTATCCCATGCTTGAACAGGTTTAGTGATTGATTTATCTTCGTTAGAAGAATTAGAAAACCCTAACCATTTATCACAAGCCGCCTCATGGTCGTAGTATCTTGGATTTCTTTTTTCTTCTTTCCATTGTAAATCATAATCTGGATTAAGACCTTTTTCTTTCATCTCAACTCGATAATAAGCACGACCAAAAGCACTTGATCTATGATAACCAGATAGACTTGGTTCTAATGTAAAGTCTATTTTAATATCATCAGTATCTTCTTGACCCTCATCATTTACAGTTGGTGTTTGAAAATGAAAACAATTATCGTGGTAAAGTTGTCCCCCACTATCCCCATATTTATTATTCATGGTTCTAATTGTATCAACATCTTCTTGTGGTTGATGTGATCTTATGACATTATTTGCCAACTCTAAAACTTTTGGTTTCATAGTGTCGTAAGTATTTTTTGCGTCTTGCCACTCTCTAATGACAGGACTATCTTCTCTTTCCCAATGAGATTGAAAAACATTTTCTATCGTTTTTCTTTTTTCTGCATTGAGTGTTAGTCTTTTATTTTGCATATTTTCCTTTCGTTAATATTTTTTTATTTACACTATTGACAAATTAAAGTCAAGGGATTATATAGGATTTATTAAATTAATTTACTTGTTTAGATAATTAATTTAGTGGACAACTTGCAGTTGTAAAACAAGGTGCTGTTCACACCTACCTTTCGCAGCTGCAACTGATCCCTGGTCGCTGCTTAAATGCACTCGGCTGGCCTAAACCATCGGTCCTTTACCGGAACGAAGAGGGGCAGTGACCTGGGATCAGTTTAGAATGATTTTAATTAGCAAATGCAACCTGAGGTTGTATCTAGGGTGCGACATTATGTTCCTTGACTATTATGGGATTATCCTATATAGTGTAGGTCTATGTCTAATAAGAAATATAACCCGGAAGACTTTAAGGACGCTGAATTTATCACAGTTGGTGATGGACCGGTGAGAGTCCAAATAGTCAAAGCTAAAAATTTGAACATGGGAGATATAGTTTATATCTCTAAAAAATTGTTCGAAATTGAATGCGAGATGGGTTTAGTTAAAACCATGGCTGAGGAGTCAGCTGATAAGGGTGAAAAAGCCCAGACGATTTAAAACTAGATCCAGGCCCGCAAGGGCCTGGATCCTAAAAAAATTTTAAATAAAATAAGAGCTTCAAGCCACAAGCTTCAAGCTTGACAATGCTTCCTGGATAGTGTAGGATGCATTTAGAAAGAAATAGGAGGAAAACATGGATACAACACAATTAAAAAGAATAGCTGATACGCTGGAAGAGATCCTGCGACTGGTTAAGAAGGACCAGGAAGAGAGCAAGAAGAGATGGGCAGAGAGTGAAAAGGATTAAACACAATGACCTTGTGCCATGGTTCACAATGGACCATGGCACCTTACCAGCCGGCTACCTGGCCAGCTGTAAG